GAAAGTTTTTAGCCTTGAGAGTTTTAATAAGTTCATTTACGGAGATGTCTGAGAAAGATGCAAGAATGCCCGAGTCGATTTTTCCTCCTGTAGAATATCTCTGGCATTCGTTGAGGACCCTACGAAAGTCTGGGAAGTGTTTTGATACAAGTTCCGCAACGACTTTTTGATCATATTCAATCTTTTCCGCATCCAAGATTGATTGAAGTCGTTGGAAGAAACTACCTGCAAGTTGAACTCTTTGCTTCCCTTTGATGGTGAAGTCGATGACGGCACATCGGGAGTGAAGAGGTTCAATAATCTTGTTCTTGTAGTTACAGGTGAAGATGAATCGACAGTTATTATAAAATGCCTCAATATTCGCCCGTAGTAGGAGTTGTACATCGTTCCCTGTGTTATCAGCTTCATCGATGATAATGACTTTGTGTTTAGCAGATCCCGTAAGTGAGACGGTCGAAGCAAAGTTCTTTGCTTGGTTCCGTACAGTATCCAGGAAACGCCCTTCGTCGGATCCATTGATGACATAATAATCTGCCCCCAATTCATTACATAATGCTTTTGCGATTGTAGTTTTACCAATACCAGGAGGTCCTGCAAGAAGGAGATTTGGAATCTCACCTTTCGCTACAAACTCCTTAAATGTTTTTTTAGTGTCATCGGGCAAAATACAGTCATCAATCACTTGAGGACGATATTTTTCCACAAAAAGAAATTCACTTGCCATAATCAAATCCAATTAGGTTTTCTTTCTGGCATACGGAGATAGTTATCAGCAACCCAAGGTTTGGATGCAATGTATCTTTTGTATGCTTCAAATGTATCAATAGTGTCGTCAAACTTCCATTCCTCAGGCATAGCACGAGCAAATGGAGTCACTTCTGTAATCTTACCCTTAGGAAACAAGTAGTATGCATCCACAAGGGTTTTGTAGCAGGAGTGAGTTTTATTATACCGCAGGCAGTATTCATCAGACAAGTTCAATCCCCACTTGATTAACCAGTAGGCATTATGGATACTCTCCAGTGCCCACTTGGTGCAGGGATGATTGCGGAATGCTCCTTTCTCGGTCTTGTAGGGGGTTCCATCTGCTTTAGGGAGAGTGCCGTAACCGTATCCCCATTTTTCTGACGCAACGATAGAGAGCATCTGACAGCACTCTAGGGGCATCTTGACAATGTGTTTGTCGGGGAGGCAAATAGCACTCTCAGCGGGCCAAGGAGAAGTAACGAAGATATTCATCAACCAAAGGTAGAATCGGGTTCCATAGCAATATAATAAGTCACATCAAACCCAGTATTCTTGAACCGTGACAAAAGTTTAGAAGAAATCACCACCTCATAAGAACCAGGGATAATCTTGATGTTTTCTACTTTGAAATTAAAAGTGAATACCTCATCTGTTTCACCGACCACCACAGAGAAATCATTGGAAGTATCGTTCTTTTTATCGCGAACAACCAATTTTACAACACCTGCTTCACCAACCACAGACAGGTCAGGAAGTTGATACACAGCAGCAGCTTTAAGCAGTTTATCAAGTTCTTTGGTATCAAGAATGAAACAAACATCTTCTGAGGGTAGAGAGATAGATTTGTCTGGAGGAGTAACAATTACATTAGGATCTGCAAAAAAATATTTGGAACGAGAACGACCTTCTTTAATGACTACATAACCGTCATTCTGAAAATCAAGTTCAGCATTTTGATGGAGGTTGAGTCCATTCAGAAATTGGTTTAGATCATAGATACCAAAATCCTTAGGCAGTTCTTCTTCAATTGTTGCCTCTGCGAGAATATTTTTCATCACAGAAATTGTGCGAAGATTGCTTCCTTCTTTAAACAGAATGGACTGATTAATAGAAGAAAAGTTCTTGAGCAGAGTCAAAGTTTTGTCAGAGAGTTTCATAATCAATAGTTGTAAGTGTTAGTGGTGTTTTTATGAAGTCCAGCGAAATGATAAAGAAGAACGCAATAATGAATTGCCTTCAAAATGTCCATTTTGGACTTACCATTCTTCTTACCAAACCGCGAGAGATACTTGATAGCGTTGGAACGAGTGAATGGTTCACCATCTCCAATACTCTCAATCAAATCGAGAGTTTGAGTTTTAGATTGTTCTGAAGTGTAGTGAGAATGATAAGTACTTGCAATATACTCTTCTACTGCTTTCAGAGTTTTATCTTCTTCATATTTCCAGAAACCATTTTTGTTTGTATCTTCAGGCATTTTCAAATTAAAAGTAGAAGGTAGATTCAGAGATAGATGATCATCACCAAGTCCACCAGAAAGTCGGGAACTAAGGACAAACATATCGGGAGAAGGACACGGATTTCCAGTTAGACTAATACCATCTTCTTCCCAGAAATCTTGATTAGGGATTGAACTTTCGTAAGTGCTCTCAAAGTTTTCGGACATTGTATTTCATAGTAAAGGACAAAAAGAGGAGGCACATTGACCTCCTTATATCCTATCAGTTTGACTGCTGTTCGTCAACAGGAAGTTGAAAGTCAGCATCAACCTTGTCATAAAGTTCAAGGAATGCTTGCTTGGTTTCATCATCAAAGCGGTTAACGCACACTTGGATTGCCTTTGCTTTATCTTGGAAAATGCTGTAAGCACGGATGATGTGAACCAGACGGCGGGTGCTGATGATCTCCTCAATACCACCATCGTAGAAAGTCTTACGGATGATGTCTGCCCAATCGACCAGGCGCTTACAGAAATTACGATCTTCAATACCCAGATCCAAAGCAATACCTTCCAGAATCTTCTGCTCAGTTGCAGGGGCGGGATAGGACTGCTCAAAGGTCACAGGGAAACGCTCAAGGAATGCTTCGTTGAGAACATTGGTGCCGATGAAGCGACCATCATCAGAACCCTTACCCTTGGTGTTGGCGGTGGCGATCACATTGAAACCAGAGGCAGGTTTCACGAAGCGACCGATCTTTTTGAGGAACACACCTTTACCTTCCAGAATGGATTGCAGGCACAGGATCTTATTAGAAGCAAGGTCAATCTCATCCAGCAGCAGCACTGCACCACGCTCAAGTGCTTCCACTACAGGACCATTGTGCCATACAGTCTCACCATTGACAAGACGGAAACCACCAATCAGGTCATCTTCATCAGTCTCGATGGTAATGTTGACACGAATCAATTCACGCTTCAGTTGAGCACATGCTTGCTCAACGCTGAAAGTTTTACCATTACCAGACAGACCAGTGACGAACACAGGATAAAAGATATTGGACTGAATAACTTTTTTAATATCACCAAAGTTACCAAACTTGACGAAGGTATCATCTTTATCGGGAATGAGGTTTTGTTCGATAGGGGGAACCACTGCAGGTGCTTGGAAAGTGCGTTCGATTTCTTGTACTTTTTGTTGCGTCACTTCAAGATTCCATTTACCACGACCAACTTTAAATTGATCAAGTTTTTTAGTAACAGTTTGATAGTTAGCATCGTTCAGATTACACCAGGCACGGATATCAGCACCAGTGATGGTGTTTCCATACAGGTTCTGTAGAGAAGTGCGGATGTAGTCGGAGGAGAGTGCCATTAGTTTGCTTTGTTTCAACCTAGTCATTATAGAGCAAAAAGAGGTCCTCCTGGGACCTCGGTGGTCAGTTTGCCAACTGGTTCTTGAGTTCTCTTAGGTACTCTTCACTTGCAATATGACCTGTATATCCTGGATAGTACTTATTTACTAAAGAGTCAATGCCCATAGCAGTTGTACTGCTATTACATTTAATCCATACTTCTTTTGTATTGTATTCTACCACATGTTCGAATGGAAATTTTTGTTTCATGCAACTAAAGAAATGAACTCACCAAGAACTTTTTTATTTAGTTTTTTAGTCTTAAGGGACTTAACGAACGCAGATTTAATTTGGGATTTAGTTGCATCTTCGGAAACTTCAAACTCAGTTTCTTGAGAAAGTGCAGTTGCAGACATTCCAAAGTACGCATCATATCCAGACTTTGTAATTGTGAAACTCTTCAGTTTCTTCCAATCATTTTGAATTTTCTCATATTCTTTTTCAAGTTGAGAATGATACATTTGAACAAAGCGACTGAAGTTGCGACTTTCAAGAACACGAATACCAATAAAGTTCATGGAAGTAAACTTATCTTTCAGGTTCCTAAGAAGAACATCAGTAAATTCATGATAACCATATCCAATCTTATAGGTAGTTCCAAGTTTACGATCACGAAGGAATGTCGTATGTGGATTAATATACCCAGTTCCAAGAAATGGTTTCTTTTCCCACTGGCGTTTAACTTCTTTGTGGTGGACAAGTTGATTTGCTTCACCATCAGTAAGAACAATACATTGAACTTTTTGAAGTTTGTTTTCCTTTTGGAACTTAGGAAGAATCTGATGAAGAGTAATCAGAGATTCATTCAAAGGAGTTCCTGAGAGAGAAAGACGATTTGGATAAGTATAGGGAGAACTATAAGTCCTACCAAAACAATAAGCAAGACGCCAAATATTCAACATTTGATGCTCAAGAACACTACCAGAAACTTTACTAGTGAGAATATTCATCATGGAGAAAGTTTCATCTACAACCAGAAGACCATCTTTCTTTTGGTAATGTGGAGTGCGGTCTGCAGCAAGATAACGATCATTTTCATAATCATACTCACCACGACGCCACTCACTAGTAAAAGCATAAACCTCAAAAGGAATGGATACTTTCTTACAGAACCAAACAAGATTGAAGAGTTGCTTACATGTATCAAGCATCACATCACACATAGAACCACTCCAGTCCAAAACAAATACAAGACCATGATTCTTGCCATCAGGAATCACAGATACTTTCTTGAACAAGTCTTCATTGTACTTGTAAGTATGAAGACGAGATGTATCGAGAACACCAGTGCGAGCAGTTGATGCACGAGCATACTGATCTGCAGCCTTACGACATTCAAATTCTTTTACCAAGTAGTTGACTTCTTTTTGAGCAGAAGATTTAAACTTTTTAAAGTCAAGATCAGATTCTTTATAGAGATTTGTAGGAGTATAACTTTGTCTTTCCGCATGTTCATTATGGATTTTTTGTTGATGAGCAAAAGAATCATCAATATCTTTATGAACTTCAGAGTTCTTACCAATAACAGTATCAAGATTTACTTGAGGAACCTCAATATAAACATTTTCATATCCATCGTTACCCACAAGGTCACGAATCTTATCTTCCAAAGACTCTGCAGTGCGAACTTCAGGTTCTTCTTTTTCCCCAGAAGATTTTACGGGAGTTTCATCACCTTGAGCAGTGCCACCATAGGACTCTGAAGACTCTTTTTCAGAGGAGTTATCACTCTCACCTTCTTGCTCAGAAGAGGAGTCATTAGTCTCCACAAAATCACTTGCAGGAGACTGTGAATTTCCTTGAGTTTCGTGAGAATCAAAGTCAGCAACCTTCTGCTGTTGTTCCTTTTCTTTTTTACAATAATTATAAAGTTCTTCAGCAGCAATCAGTGTATCTGCAAAACTTTCACAAGCATCAATGATATTAATGATTTCTTTTTCCTCTGGAGTAAAATCAAGAGTCAAAAAGTTGCCAACTTTAAAATAAAGGTTAGCGCGGTCAGCAAGATTAAAAGTAGAAATATCTTCTTCTTTGAGTTGAAAGAAATCTTCTTCGTTCAGTTCCTTATATCCATTAAAGAAAGTCTTAGCAAGACCAGCATACTTACGCTTCATCAGTTTTTCAATGCGAGCATCCTCAACCACATTCACAAACTGCTGAGGAACTTTTGCAGTTTCGCTCCAATCCTCATCAGGAGTAAAGAGTGCGTGACCCACCTCATGACCAACCAGAAGGTCATATACAAGGTTACTTGCCTTTTCCCACAAAGGCAGAGTCAGAACACGAGTATGAACATTGAAACAAGCAGTAGGAACCTTCTTGTGTTCCACCACAAGGTCTTCAGT